TTTCACTACCCCCTGTGAAACTTTCTTCACCACCTCTTCTCATTTCATTTAAGACAGCAGGATTAATAGATATACATCTGTTTTGAATTTCTTTTGTGTTGTTAACGTACTTATAAGAAATAACAAGATAACCCTTATCAGTTAAACTTGATATGATACTTGATATTCTGCGTGTTGTTACGTTGAAAAGTTTTGATAGGTGTTTGTTAGAGGCATAAAAGGTTTTCTCTTGGTTATCATGAAAACCCTCTATATAAGAAAACAAACATTTTTCCTGTAATGTTAAACTATTATTAAGCATTACGTAATCGTGAACTACAAAATGCATTTTATTGTATATTTGTTTAATTTCATCATCACCCCATTTTCATTAATTGTAAGATAAAGAAATCTACAAATACTTTTTGGATTTTACAACAATTTTATTTCTCTTCAAGGATTGCTTTTTTTAATACTTCTTCAACTGAGTTCCAAATTGCCTCAAATATCTTTTGTTCTGTTTTTTCAGTAAGAATAGGTATATCAATATTATCATTTAATGCTTTTATTAATTTAACCTTTCTTTCTTCTGCAAATAGCCAATCTACAACTATATGTTTAAAACCTCTTTTGCTCATTTCTTTTTCCTTTCTAACTTTTTTAAGCGTTTATTTATTTTTTCCTTATCTTTTAAAGTAAATAGTGGTGAATGGCTTAATTTTTTAAGTTCTGCCACCTCTTTTTCTAAAATTTCTATATATTTGCCATATATACTTACTTTATTATAAACATTTTTCATTTGAATATCAAGTTCGTTGTTCTTGTGTACATAGTTATCTATAGATTTCATATCGTATTTTTTATTAATTGCTTTCATTACAAGATTAAATATCATTTTAACCACCATTGCCTGTATCATAAAAATACTCCTACTATTGTTATTGCCATTCCTAATATAGTAACAAGTGTTGTTCCAATTGCTACAATTTTACCAATATTACCTTCAGACTTTCCTAATCTGCCATTAACTTTTTCCAAATGGTTGTGGTTTGCATCAACTTTTTCTTTTATATAAGAAAGATGTGTCATCACCTCTCCTCTATATTCGTCAGTATTTCGTGTTTTCATTTTTTTCCTGCATTCTCATAAATTTGTTTTTCAACCCATTTCCCGATAACGATGCTATCACCTCTACTAAAGTTTTGTAAGAATTTTCTATACCTTTTTGTTCTAATTGCATTTTTTTTTGTTGGTCAATTAGTTTAACTATAATGGCTTCAACTCTACCGAAACTTTCTCTTAATTCTTTTTGTAGTTCATCTTGTATAAATTTGTTCTGTTTCCATATAAAAAACCCAAATGCTATTGCAACCACGATAGGTATTCCATATTGCTCTAATATTTGTAACCAATCCATTAATTCCTTTCCTCATATATCTTTCTTTGGTTGTTTATAAATTCATTTAAATGACCACCCGTACCATCTTTGCCATACGCCTTTTCTCTATCAATAGTACCATCTTGTACTGCTAAATCTAAATAATATTTAAACTTATCAGTCCAATGAGTATTGTAATAATGTGATGCGCTTTTGTTTAACATTTTATACATCTTAGATGAAATAGTATAATCAGCAGGTCTTTCAACGTGTTGTGATACTATTGGTATAACATTATAATTAATTAATCCTGTTTTAATTTCATCGTTTCTAACTCTTGGTAGTTCAGCATCTACTATTGCAGATTTTCCTATATCCCAAGATTGTTGTGCAAAATTCCATGCACCACCACCCAAGAAGTTTGCCCACGTTTTTATAGTTTCAGGACTTATATCAACCATTCCGGGTTCTAATTTATTTCCACCTGTAATATCATTCATCCACTTAGCAGATTTTTTATATTTTTCACTTGTATATCTTTTTGTTTTAGACCAATCAGGCGTTTCATAATAACCCCACTCTCTTGGATATAAATCATCACCTTTATAATCTTTTCCTTCCCGTATTTGAACAACAGGGTCAAGTAGTGTTGGTGATATTGTTTGTAGTGGTGTTCCTCCACCTAAAGGATTAAATGAGTGGTCAAGAGAACTAAATATTCTTGCTGTTGCCTCACCCTCATCTATGTCTCCATTCATATAATCAAAGGCTATTCCTCCTGTTGATTTAAAAACTCCCCAACCATATGGCATTCTTAATTTTAATGCTATTTCACAATCAGGTGTCATAAACATCATATAATTATCTTTTTTATAACCACTTATTTTATCATATCCTTCAGGACACATTTGTTTATTAATAAAAGCGTTCATCATTCCAAGACCAAATAAAGTTCCCGATAAGGCTCTTCCTTTATCTGTAAAAAAGGCTCTCTTTCCTACGTTAACTGCACCCTGCACACCTGCATTAGCAAATAAGTATAGAGAGTTAACAAGAGAACCCCACTCTCCTTTGCGATTAAAGTTAACAGTTAAATCTTTTGCAACTGCCATTGCTTGTTCCTTGGTCATTCCTTTCTTCTTCATAAAACTATAAGTAGAAAGTCTAACACCACTCTCAACAGCCTGATTAAGGTCTTCTATAAACTTAGCAACCTCTCCTATCATTTTTCTTGGTTTGTTACCCTTTGATAACATCTCAAGTCTTTTATTTAACTCATTAACTTTTTCATCTACCGTTGCGCTATCAAACCAACCCATCTGCCCACCGGCATCTTTATATTCTTCATATAATTTATTCCACTTATCACCTGATTTTTTATATCCCCTAACGTTTCTAAATACCCCTTTTAGCGCCAAAGGTATATCTTTCATAATAAGCAAGGCATCTTCTGTGGTATAATCTACCTGAAGGTTTGCGAATGCTGTTTGAAGGTCTCTTTCAAAATTTGATATAACAAAATTAGGACTGAAAGTTGTGTATACTGAACGTAAATGTTTGTTGATTTTTTGGACATATGGGATACTATGTTCAACTCCAATAGTTTTAATTGTTTGCATTAAAGGATTTCTTAGTTTTCCTGTTATAGGCTCTCTTTCAATGATAGATTGGTCGTTTATCTCAATAATCATAGGAACTCTTTTGCCATTAACGTTGTCTATAAAACCAACCTCATTATCCCCTAAGTTCTCAGGCATAACATATTCATAATTACCCTCTGTATCCCAAGTTGGTTTATATAATTTATATTTTGGTTTTTTAACTTTCCAAAGACTTGATGGGTTCTTTTTAATAAGTTTAGCCAAGGTAAGTGAAACTCTATTTTTTTCAACTCTTTGTATTGTTTCTTGTAAGTCAGCAACACTTTGAAGTATAACGTTATCTGCTCTGCTGTTTCTACCTCCGGCAGGATGTATATCTTGACCCCTAACATCAAAACCTCTTGCCAAGTTCATCATATATTGAACAACACCTGTTCTTCCTTTTAAAGGAACATAGTTTTTAAATTGTTTTTGATATTGGTCATATTGGTCTTGTGCTATAAATCCATTGTCTAATAATATTTTTAATCTTTTTTGTGTTACATTTTTATAAAAACGTTCTGCAATTTTATCTAATTTAGAGCCTTGATATTTATCTATTATATCATTAGCATCTGCGTCTGTCATTCCTGCACCTGCATCATTCTCCCCATTTGTTCTTTTTCTTACAAGTTTATTTCTTTCATGGGTGTGTAATGCATATAAATAATCTTCGAGTTCGTTAACTGTGAACCCTGCTTTTTCGACTGCCTTAAATAAACTCTCAACAAAATCCTCTACCTTTTGAAGTTTTGCTTTTGTCCTTCCGGGATAAGCAACCATTTTTAAATGTACATCTAAATCTCTTGGAACACTTGAAAGCGTTTCTTGTACGCCTAACATCCTTGCGTGCTTGTCAACTATCTTTTGGAAAAACCATTCTCTGAGGGTTTCAGGCTCTAATTCAAGTTTTCTTTTAACTACTTTAAGTTTATAACTTTCTTGCTTTTGTATTTCAATTTCATTGGCATCAAAAACAACAAAACCCTTTGGAAACGGGTCAAGGTTTTGAGCCATTTTATTTCCAATTCTAAATTGTATTCCATCAATACCTGCGTTTAATAAAAACATAGATGTTTTTTTATGTATTTCATGAACATTTGCAGTTCCTTTACCAACATAGTCCATTTTATAAAATTGAGTTGCTACTAAATCATATATATCTCTTGTGTTCCAAGTTCCCGGTGCATCATAAGTTACATCCATGTGATGAGTTCTGCCTAAGCCATACACAAGGCTTTCATATGTTGAAGGCTTGCCTGTTTGTATAGTATTCCATAACTCAAACAACTCTTGTTGACCCTGTTCAGGCAATACGTTTATTGCTTTAATAATTTTTTCTGTTTGTTTTGGATTTGGTGCATCAGACCACACTAAGTAATCATACTCGCTTGGTCTTTTGCCTTTGTGGATTATAACATCATATACTGTTGATTTATCCCCTTTTTCTGAACCGTCAGGCATATGAGCATAATGCTTTGCTACATCTTTTCTGTCTGTGAAGTAAGTTCCATATCCCTGCGCTCTTCCTACTCTAACTCCTTTGTCAGGGTCGAACTTTATTATGTTTGGTTTAGTAGAACCATGGAAGGCGCTTATTTGGTAAGAAGTACCTTTCCGGACACTCTCTCTAATTTCTTTATTTCTTGCTTTAACATCCCTATCACTTCTTCCTTCTTCTCCGGGTTTAGCATCCCCAACTCGTCCAATTTGTTGAGACTTTTTATTACTCTCGGATGTGGTAAGTTGCTCATTTTTTAGTTCCCACCTTTCTTGTGCTACATCTTTAAAATCAAATGATAAATCTTCTTTTCTTGCACCTGAGTTAATATACAAATCTTTTTCGTAATACCAAAGAAGTGCTTGTACATCCTCAGGATTGATACGTTCACCATAAAAATCTGATAACTTATCTGAGAGCCTATATAATATTTGCGTCATAACCTTACGCTCACTCTCATTTCTTGGTGCATCTTGTTGTTCTGTTCCTGCTATGTTTAATGGTGTACCCATCCACCTATTGTATGTTCTTGCCCACCACACATCAAATGTTGGATGTTCAGATATTCCGTTTAAATTTAAAAAGAAAGCACCTAATTTTTTTCCAAACCTTAGAGAACCATAATGTTCCCCTGTTTTATATTTAAAACCAACCTTCTCATTTATATAAGATGCGTCTTGTTTTTCTAATAAAAATCTCATTGCACCTGACATACCCAAATCTTCAATTAAACCTTCTAACAGTATTAAATGTTCTTTTTGAGCCTTTCCTCTAATTCCACCAACAACCTTAGGAACGTTATTTAAATTGTTAACCATTATATATTCGTTAGTGTGTTCTATCCCTGTTTTTTTATCAACAGTTTTCTTTTCCTGTAATAGGTGTTTCCATGTTCCATGCTCAACAAATTCTTTAACAAGTTCTACTGTTTGTGTCCAATTAGGTCTAACCTTTTGACCGTTAGATGTAATAGCCATCACTATCTTTGAGAATGATTGTAGTTCAGGCTTTTTGCCAACCTGAGGAACTTCTTTTGTTAAATAATCAAAAGCACCTTGTACACTCTCATTATACCATTTTCTTGCACCATCTATGTTTATTGTGTTTTTTTGAAGTGCATCCATTATATTTCTAAACCCCTGCAATACTCCTCTATTAATATATTTATTTCTTAAGTGTTTATCTTTAGCACCATCAGGACTAAGAATAGTTTTGTTTGCAAGTTTTTCTGCAACCTCTTTAACAGGAATAACATCATAACTTGTTCCGTCTCCGTTATATTCCTTGTTAACATTACTAACCTCTTTTTTAGGCTTTTCTTCTATTTGTATATTAAATTCTTTTTTCTCTGTTCCGGGAAATAGATTGTCATACATAGCCTCAACGTTATCAGGCATTTCATATATTCCATCTAACATATTAAATATTTCTTTAAAACTATCTTTTGCTTTATCCCAAAACTGAATAAGTGGATGACTTCCAAACTCACTTTCTCTTAAAATGTATTTAACTCCATTTTTTTCAAAATATTCTTGTTCTGTTAACTTGGTTTTGCCATCTGCTTTTGCATTTTTATAAACCTCTTTAAATTGTTCTCTCTCAGATATAGGCATAGTTTTATAATAGTATCCTAAAAATTCTTCAATTATAGTATTGTTAGATAAGTTTTTACTATCATATAAACTTAGAACTACTTTATTACCACTATCAAAAGTATCAACAGATGTACTTCCCATTATTCTAACCATAGTGACATCTTCAGGGTCGTTTATTCCCTCGCCCTCTAACCATTCAATAAATTCTTTTTCTGCCTCTTTTTTAGAAATTTGTTTTTCTTCCATAATTTCTTTTATCTTTTTTTCTTTTGTTACTTCATTTACTTTGTCAAATATTTTCAACAAAGAAGTATCATCAAAGTTTGAATTGTTGCCTAAAATTAAGTACATATAGTTTGCTGTATTTTGGTCAATAATTCCATCTTTCAATGCTTTAGTAACTGTCTTTACACTATCACGTCTTTTAAATCTTGGTTTTTTAAGGAACTTATTTGCTTGTCTTCCTATCTCAACATTCTGAAAGTTTACAGTATAATTAAATCCTGTACCCATTGCAGTAGGAACAAGGAAAGATGTAAACATAGCAGAGTATTCTTTAAAAGATGGTCTTCGGTAGGAAAAACTTTCATCACCATCATCTACTAAATGAATAAGTCCTTTTACTCCCATGGCAACCTCTTCCTCAAACAACTCAGGAATAGCACCATGAAAGCCACCTTTCTTTAAAACAGTTGAGAGTTGTCCTTTAGTCATGTTAGGATTTAACTCTTCTAAAATTTTAACAAGAGATAACCTTGCCATTAATTCTTTCTTAGGTTTAGGCATTTTATTCCAAAGCATAAGAAAACCCTCACCTGCCTGCTCTGACATAACTTCTACAAAAGTATCAATAGATGCCCACTTGTAAGCCTCTGTTAAATTCATGCCATCTCCGGTTATCATTGCCATATTCTCACCCTCTAAATCAATACCAATTTCAAACTGAGGTAACATTTTTTCTATTGTTGATTTCATTACACGTGGTGAAAATGCTGTTTGGGTTCTAATAAGATTAGCACCAACATGAGTGCTTGCCTTAATAGAGTAATCTAATAGTTTTTTCTCTAAAAGTTCACCTCCCGATTTTGTCATTAACTTCTTTAGAGATTTTTTTACAAGTTTTTCACTACCTTTTTGAAATGTTTTTGTCATACCACTTGTAGAGGCAATTTCCATAAAGAAAGCAGGCATTTGACTTACGCCCTCTAAAACCAAAGCACCCCACGTTGGGTCTACGTTATTTTTATCATAAAACTGTTTTAAAAGTTGAAGGTCTGCGCCTGTTTCAGTTCCAAGTTCTAAGTGTTCTAAAGCATCATAAACCTCCATTAATTCCATTGCTTCAAGCGTTGAATTAATAAAAGGCAAAAACCTTTTACCATAGCCTGCCTTGATTTCGTCAAAAACATCTCCGGCTGTTTTCTTTTTTGGTTCTTTGTCTACTTTAAACATTTGTTTTTCTAATGCTTGTTCTTTATATCCAAATAAAACATCACCATCATCAGTTAATAATCTGTATCCCTCATCATATAGTTTTTGAGCGCCTTTCCATTCGTCTCCCAACTCATAGGTTTGAGCCTCTTCAAAGTTGTTTGGTATGTTAATAAGTGTGTTTAAAATATCATCATCCTCTATATACTTCCAATATCTAATAGGTTCATTTGGGTCTGTTGTCTCGTCATACATTTTAATTAAATGGTAAGTGTTATCATCTAACCACATCGGCTGAAAATAAGGTGAAAGGTTAATTGTTGATAAAGGTTGCTCATCACCTTGTTCAACTTTCGTTAAAAAAGCAAAAGGGTTTGCTGAAGAATATCCTCTAACATCTCCTTTTATAAAGATTTGCTCACTCCAATCCTCTGTGCCAATTATTTCACCATGCGTCATGTTTGCATAAGACATATCTTCACTTAAAAGTTTTTCCCACGCACCACCAATATCACCTGCTACAAAAAGTTCAGCAACAGATGGGTATTTTTTTTGTATAAGAGGATTGCTTAAAATTTCTTGCTGTGTTAGTTTTGTTGTTATTTTTGTAGGCTTTTCTTTCTTGTAGGACTTGATGTTTTCAATAGTTTTTTTATCGTTTTTAAGAACTATTTTCCCATCAACATCAATTACTTCTTTCCACTTATTTTCTATAAACTGTAGAAGTGTATCGCTTTTGTGGTCTATTTTAAACTTATCCCCATATGAATTTGGAATTGCTTTATCATACCAAGGACTATCAACATCTTCCTTCATATCTGTTTTATAAAGTTTTCCTTGAAAAGAAAATGTTTTTTTAAAACCTAATTCTTTTCTTGCATTTTTAAATGCCTCTGAAAAATTAGAGTAATGTGAATAATCAGGTACGCTCATATTTTCCTATTTTAAATTAGACGGTTGTGGATACCAAAAAGGTTCTAAGGTATACCAATCCCAAGGTGTTCCTGTTGGGTCTACTTCTCCATATTCTTTATCTAAGACTTCAATTATTTGCAGTTCTTGATTTCTATTTAATATACTTCCAAACTCATTGTCTCCTCTTGCCTTTCTACTTGCCTGTATATATTTAATTAATACATCAGGTTTGTTTTTAGCCAAGTGACTATGAAAACCGGCTTTGTTATATCCATATTTAGTTTGTTCGCTATCATAAGAACCTCTCGCTAATTTTTCACTTTCAAAGTCATCTTCTGACATATGATTAATAGATAACACTCCCCCTAAATCACTCCCAAACGGAATATCATCTATCAGTTTAGAGTTCTCAAAAATTTCGACATAAGACCATTCTTCGTCATCTCTATCAACGCCTGAATATTTTTCATCTTCATGGTTATACAGCCAATTTTTAAACATTCTTCCATCAAATTTTCCATGTTCTAACATATATTCTTTTTTTAAATCTTCAAATAATGGGATTGCTATCTTTTCAGTCCAAACACTTGCACCATGACCTCTTGGTTCTGAATTTGATTTGTCATAAAAAATATAATCTAATGTTTCTTGGTCATTGTTTACAAATACCCTTACATCATTAACAGGTCTATTGTTTATAATTGTTTCCTTCTTAACTCCATTAGCATTTGTGTTTGAACTCACAATCTGACTATCTAATAACTTTTCAGTTTCTATATTATTTTCAATTGTGTCAGCCAAACCACCTAAAGTTGCAACATTACCCCACGCCCATTCCCAAAAACCCTGCTTGTTTTTACGTTCTTCTTCTTCTCTTAAATGTTTGTGAATATTTTTATATGCCTCAGAGTTTAATTTTTCTATGTGTTTTTCAGCAGTTGCTACAGTCTGTTGTAGTTTTTTGTTTGTTAAATAAGATTTTGATTTCTTCATGTTTTCGTTAACATATTCAAGAGCATCAATTAACTTCTGAGGAATATCTCTAACCATACCATCTTCTCCAACTAATAAAGTTAAAGCAAACTCATTGTATTCACTTGGATGCTTAGAATAGTAAACTGTACTGTAATTTTCAAATTCATTATATATGGCAGTTTCTTGTGTTGCATCATACTTGGGTGGTTTTTTCAGGCTTTCTGAATAACCATATTCAGTAACAAAGTTTTTAATTTCTTCATAATTTTTAGTTTTAGTATTATTAAAGGTTGATGGATTTTTATCTAATTTTTGGAATGTTTCTGATAATTCAGTTCCATATGTATCTATTTGTATTTGCTTATCAACCTCTTTTTGATTTTTATATGTTTTACCTTTATACTTAACTTGGTCTTTCTTTTTTTGAATGCTTTTTTGCATTGCATTAAATTTACTATGCACTACCGACTTGTCTTTTTTCCACTCAGTCATTGGTTTGTACACATTATTTTCATCAGGCATAAACAACATATATTTTCCTGCTTTATTTTTGTTGTGTTTTTCTACAGCCTTAGGCATTCCATAAAAATCATTATATATATTTTGCCTTTCTGTTGCTTGTTTATGAACATCCAAATCGTTAAATCCATCTATTTTTGCTATTCTTTGTTTTAAATAATCATCAACAGTTAGATTGGTTGGTTTAAATAAAGGCGCTTTAATTATAATTCCACCATCAAGTTGGGTTTCAATATAATTATTTAAACTATCATCCCAATTTGGACTATAGTCTACTTCGTTTTGATATACTATTTGTGTCATAAATCCCCTTTACAAATTTTTTAACTGTGCTAATTGTTGCTGTAAACTTTTATATTCATCAGAAGTTGTGTCCATGTTACTCATTTGATTTATAATATTAGCCATATATTCATTTGTACTCATGCCTGCTTGATAACCACCACTTGCACCACCCGAACCCCCTGCAAATGAAGTCATCATTTGACCAAAAGCACCCCATTGATTAGCAGACTGTTGGTTCTCAAATGCTGATTGTTGTTGTTGTGAGCCTCTTATCTTATCTCCCTCTGATTGATAAAAACTATGTAGTTTGTCTTCTGCTTTATCTTTATATGCTTGGTTTTGTTCGGCAATTGAAACAGCCATATTTTGAAGGTGTTGTTGGGTTGACCTATCCTGTTTTCTCAACATTTCATCTGTTATAATAGAGTGTTCCATCCCTCTCCCAACTGCTCTTCCTATTGATGTTTCTTTTGCGTGTTGACCAACATCAATAATTGGTCTTGCACCCTGCCTTAGTTTTTCAGAAACATTAAATCCTTCCCTTTGTTTCTTTTGCAACTCATCAACCATTTTTTGCTCATCGTCTGTACGAGCATATTTAGGTGGCGCATCTTGTTGATTTGAACCTATTAAACTTGTTACCCCTGATACTAAGGGTTGTATCCACCATGCAGGCATATTAAATCTCCTCTCTTACTGTATATAGCATTTCTCTGTCACCTTCATCTTTATTGATTTGCTCTATTGCCATTTTCCATAATTGTAAAAATGAACTTGCAGTAGCAGGGTCAGTTTTTAGAGTAGCCATATAGCAGGCATAATTACATAAATCTTTTTGATATGTTGGTATAATATTTGGTTCTATATTGTTATGTGTAGTTATAACACCGTAATAAATTATCTTTATTTTATCCCCTGTTTTTGCAATGTGAGACAAAATTATATTATTATTTTTTACAGCATATCCAATAGGTGTTCCTGAATGTAAAGAGTTGTCAGATTTATGATAAAAATCATATTCTTGCATTGCCTTTAATTTAACACCATTATGCAAAACAACGATAGGTTTTTTAAATACAGGTGAAGTTGGAAGACCCTCATCTTCTGTTGGTAAAACAATAGTGTTTGTTTCTTCATTAAGTGTTTCGGTATGTTCGGCTTCATGTATATTGCAAAGCCTTGTCATTTCTTCTTCACCTTCTTTTAGAAGATTTGCCAACAAACTTCTATCTGCGTTAACCATTACCTCACATCTATCTGTTAATTTTCTCCAATTCATATTATCTCCTAATTTCTAAAATCCACGACAACACATCTTATACTATTAATGCTCTCTAATGAAAAATATTGATATTCATTTGCTACAACATTCCAACAAACAAAAGGGTCATCATCAGTATCACCAACACCTGAAAAAGTAACCACAACCAAAGGTGAGGAAGAAGGAAGTGATATACAAACAGGGTAAGGTTTTGTTGTTGATGATTGTCCACTATCAATATTAGTTAAATCAAGCATAGTTATTCCTGTGGTCTCATAACTTGCACTTCCACCTACATTAGTTTCTGCAACAGTAACTTTTCCATAAACCTTAACAATAGGACTAACTAAACCACCTAAACCATGAGAAAATATACGTTTATCAGGCTCTGTGCCACTATCTATATCATGTGAAACCCAACCACTATCATATTTAACAGCCAACGTCATATCATTTAATTGCCCTTGTTGTGCTTGATAAAGATTATTTAATGAACTTAATAGAGTAGAGTTTCCATCTATATCTACCCCTAACCCTTTTTCAATAATATCTAATCTTCCAATTACCATTTGTTTAAGGTCGGATATTTCTTTAATAACCCTATCCTGTCCTTTATCTTGAATTTTTTTGCTGTTTTTTTTGTCTACTTCTGATTTAGTATATGACATTTATTGTTCCCACTCTACTTCTACTGTTAACAACTCAAACAAATCTCTTGTATCATTTAAAACTTCTTGCATATCATCATTATGAAATTCTATTGCAAAATACTTACACCTAATTCCTGCTCTTAGTGAGAAGTTAGCCTCATTTCCTGTTTTGTCTGTAAATAATTTATCACCATCAACTGTATATACAGCATCATCAGAGCCATCAATATATATATTTAAATTTGGTGCAAAATTAGAACCCTCATATTTATTTCTATATCTCATATTAATTCTACGTATAGTTTTATTTTCTTTTAAATCACCTAATCTAATCCATCCTGTTTTCTTCTTCATTCTTAATTTATTATTGCCTGCTCTTGCTTCTAATTCACCAAATTCAACATTATCTCCGTTGTTTCTCCAAAAATAAGAACGTGCTGTGTCGTCATATGCAAACCCTGACCAACCTACCTTCTCACTTGTTTCTCCTCTATCAATTAATTTAACCCAAGTTATATTATCTTTTATGTTCATATCTAAAACCCAAGTTTCAAACTCGTTGTTTTGGTTAATATAAAGCATTTTAGATTTTGGACAAAAATGAACTACAGTATGGTCATCATAATTATCTTGATAATGGTCTCTCCAAGGTCTACTCATTTCTGTTGGCATAAAGTTTTGAGACATCATCCAAACACCCTCTTTATTTGCAAAAAACACACCTCCTTCATAAGGGAAAATACTCACAGGGGAAGTACACCCTAATTCTTTACTGCTTTCTAATAAAGACCAATCCTGTGGTCTTGCTGAAGGAACTAATAATCTCCAAATAGAATTTTCCATAAACACAATTAAATTGCCCATTATTTCTGATAAACCTGTAATTCTTCCACCTTGATTATCTTGTACTTTTATAAAATTAGTTATAGGTATTTGATTAGGCGCTTCAAGTTCTGAAAACATAACTAAATTAGGGTCTTCTTCTAATTGGTCACCGAATTGATTTGTATATCTACACCAAGCAACAAAAAGCCTACCTTCAATATATTGTGAGTATTGGTATTTAGGGTTAATAGGTATTTCTTGTGTTGGGTGTTCTTCAACAGAAGTATATCCAATATCCTGAAATTCTATTTTAACAACATCATCCCCTTCATGTGTGTGGTTTGGTGTTATATTAACTGTCTTTGTTATTGTTGTTTGACGATTTCCCGACAATAAAGAATTTGGTATTGCTTCAGTTAATGTGAAAATAGTATTAAGATTTGTTTCAATAGGTAGTTTAGTTGTCTCAATAAAAGCATTACCCCCTGCATACTCATAGTCTGCAAAAGCCTCACTACCATCATAATAGTTTTTATTATTAATAGGAATAATAACCTTATTACCACCATAATATGTTGTACCTGCCGACTTGTTTAATATTTTATAACAACCTAAATCTTTTAATCTCCAAAAATCTTCATCTCCAAATGGGTATAATGAACTTTCATAATGCAATCTCATATGAAACCAATATTCACCCGTCTCATCACAGTCATGTCTAAATGCTACAAATCCAAAAGGACTATCACCTTGAGGGTTACCATTGTTTAAGAAATTTTGATTATATTCAAAAGCACCTGCATTTCTATCAGTATAATGAATATCTCCTTGACCCCAAGCCTTCCAACCTGAACCTGTTGCACCACCACCACTTGCCACTTGTGATGGTGAAGAAATACTAATTACTATATGTCGGTGGTTCATAGAACTACCTTGATAGCCTTGTTTTGTCCAACTAACAGCATAGGTAATCCAATAACTTTCACCTGAAATCATATAAAAAGGTTGTGCTATTCCATTGTTTCCACTATTGGGGTCAAAATTAGTGTCATTAGTAGTACCCTGCATCCAAATACATGGTCTCCTCAATCCATGTGGTTCATCGTTGAAATGAATAATTTGGTTATAAGAAGTACCAAAACCTCCTCCACCATTACCATGAACTTTTTGCCAACTTGGGTTATAACCCCAACCTCCACCTGTTGACCAATCATATGCATCATTATGTTCATCACCGGGGTCAGTCGTTTGTCTTGCATATGTATAATTATTGTTTCCTGCGTCATTTCTAAATCTATTGTATCTTGATAATATATAATATGGTTTCTCTCCACTTGAATTATATGTTCCTTGGGTGACTTCTCTTAAATTTTGTTTAAGAACCATAATATCTGTTGCATTATCTTGTGCATCATCAGGGTCGTTATGATTATATTCCAAAACTGAATAACAATCCTTTCCTCTTCCATAATCATCCCCATCACAACCAATAGTAGCATTCCAAACAGCAAAATCATGGGTAGACCCGGCTGTACCATCATACTCATTAAGATGCATACGTGATGTGCAATATCCCTCAACAGGCAATCCTGCTGTATCATCATTCATGTTTACCCAATTCCAACCATTTTTTGTGTCTCTTGTTCTTATACGAGAACCGTCAGAAGTGTAACTCAAATACTCATCCTCTATTGGGTCTAAAATAACCATTGTTAATTCGGGTGTCCATTTCCCATTTCCTGCACCAAAATTATATGCACTATTACTTGCTATTCTTCTTAAAGGGGAACACGTATCAAATATACCTCCATCTTGAGACACGGGATTATAACTTGAAACTGATTTAATTTTATGATATGTTAAATTGTCTTCTAATTCTGAAACAGGGTTTTCTGCTCTATAAATATTTACAGAAGTACACCTTGGATTAAAAAATTCTTTATTGACATATAAAGTTATTAAGAACTTTTGAGTATCAGATTGTGATTGTGCAAAAATGAAGTGATTTTCAAGTGAGGCTTCTTGTATTCCATCGAACACAGGAACTGCCTTGTAAAAATAATAAGTACCACTTTTTAGAGAACCACCTGTTGTTTGTGTAACATCAATTGCATTGTCAAATGATAAAAAGTCATTTCTTGGATGTGCTATATCATAAAAAAACCCATTATATTGAACTGAAAATTGCCACCAACTACCATTATAATATTTAAATCTTGTTGGTGTTTCGCTAAGACCATTTGTAAAAAGAATAACATCTCCCAATACTTCAATTTTATTAGGGATTTTTGAAAGTCTTGACCAAGAAAGTTCAACGTTTTCACCTGCTATAATTTCATCCCACCTTTGGAAATCTCTACTTACCATCCAAAGAGTTGGGTAATCATGATATTTACCTTGTCCTGCTATTATCCAAACAAAACCACCGTCTACAGTTTCAGAACTCCATCTTACCATACTTTTTACATTAAAATCTTCTTTTATGGTTAACTCTTTTGTGTATGGTCTTGATATTAGTTTTCCGGGAAAATTTATCCAACAATTTTCTAATTCGACATTTCCTTTAACACCAACTTCTTCAGGGTCTGCATAAATATCTATTCCTGTGTTAAGAGGTACTTTTACGTGAGGCATTAATCATTTCCCCCTACGTCTCCAATCCCTATTTTCCTTTCTTGACCAAATCTTTGATTTAAAAGATTTACTGTTGCTGTTGCAGATTGCTGTGCTAAACCAACTCTATTTGGTTTGTTGTCAATTTTCCACAAATAACTTTCTGCATAATCAAGTAATGGGTCAATTAAAGACCTTTCTAAATCACAATATGTACTTAATGAATAACTATTAAAGACATCTCTAAATTGAGTTGGTTCTTTTAAATATAATATTTCAACTTCCCAACCACGTTTTGGTAATAAATATATAGCATCAGAATAAATATAAAACAAAGGGTTGTCAAGAGACGCAGATAAATAATCATTATCTAATTTATGTTTATCTTTTACGCTGATTTTTTTAAAATTTCTATCAATATTTGCTATTGTTCCTTTAATACTTATTATTTCATTTCTAAATAAACCTTGGTATTTTGTTCCATCATCTGCTGTTTGTATACAAAGAGCGTCTAAATTTATTTTTCCATTAGCATCAGATGTTACTGTAACTAAATTTTCTAATGATGTTAAATAATTGTTATGAACAACTGTGCATAAATAACGTTGTGCTTGTTCCATAGCATCATATTTTTGTCCTTCACTAAATGCTAAATCTGTTACATCTTCAACCCTTACACGTAAAAGTCTAAGTAATTCTTGAATATCTGTTTTTTGACTTGCCATATATCTCCTATGTTGGTGGGTCTAAATTGTTTTGAACATCACCACCTACAGTTTGGTTTACAACAAGTGTCTTTGGAATTGCCACATCTTCTTTAATTAAAGATGCAATTTGAGTTACTCCATCAAAAGAACCACCACCTCCGGCATAACTTCCACCTGATAAATAATCATGAATATAAGTTTTAATTTGTGCATCTGTTGGTGTGCTTATATATCTAAGTTTTTCGTTGGTTTCCTCCCATTGATATGTTCTTCCATTGCTATCTATAACACTAAAAGACCACTTTTGAAAAGCACCATTATTTAAAATTTTGTTAACTTTTTTAATTATACATTTGTTTGCTTCTGTTGACGTAAATGCCATTTAATCTCCTTATCCTATATACCATTCTTTATCTTCTCTTCCACCAACAGTATCCCAATATGCTGTTGTTAAATTTGATTGTACGTTAATGGGTAATCTTTGACCACTATCTCCATTCATGTAGTAATAAAAACCTGTACCAACACCGTTTACCATATTATAACCTCTTTCAAATCGGTTATCTGATGTTGGGTCTGCGTATGTATAACTTCCATCGCCACTACTATTAGTATGTGGATAAAAACCATAAAAGCCTGCATTAGCACCATCTAAAATTCCACTACCTTCCCACCACCATTGACATCTTGAAATGTCAGCAAAATATCCACTATCTGCTTGGTTTGTAAAATATGTACCACCATGAATAGGTGGATTAGACGCTGTTCCTCCATTATCCTGACCACCCGTTTGACCTATTGTTCCATATGTCAATGCTGTATTACTTCTTATTATTCTATTTCTATAATTCTGAATTTCTATTTGTCCATATCTCGCACCCACAATACATCCATCTCCTAATTCTGTTCTACAATAAAAGAAACCTGCTTTTCCATTTGAGGCAGAAGTAAATCTAATAAGTCCAACTCCACCTTTTTGATATGTTGCGCTGTCATCACCACCTACATATATAGGTGATACTATTCTTAAATAACTAAAATTAACTATACTATTTCCTAAAGCATCAATACCATTGCTTTCTCTTACTTGTCCTGTAGTGTTTGTTGTTAACATTGTAAAGTGTAATCTTGGATAATCATGTTGATTATCATTGGAAGGAAGAGCAGTTCCATCAAATTTTACTCCTATAAATTCTAAAAGAGTATTTGTTATTTGATATTGATTTTCAATTGTGTATCCACTATCTGCTATATTACCTGATGAGGTGTTGTCTTTTCCTACTAAATAAATTTTAACATGACCACCAATAGTACCTGAAATTCTTGATAAAGCCTCATCTACTGTTGCTAATGCTGAGCCTAACGTTGTTCCTACGTTAACATCACTACCTTCATCTGCATCTACATATAACATATAAGCAGATTGGTAAAGCAATCCACTAATTAGAGCATTCCCCTCTACTTCTAATTTGTGTGTTTGAGAACCACTCTGATTTCCGATGCCAACGTTTCCATTCGGATTAATTGTTGTATAATATATATCATCTGTTGAACTACCAACATTCCATTGTCCTGTTTCAAAGTTAATAAACCCGTGACCACCTGCACCACTACTACCTACTGATTTTAAAGTAATAGTACTTGCATTATAACCCGTATCTGCCGGGTCTGATATAGCATGAATTTTAAATTCTTTATGTGCATCCACATTATACCAATTTTCATGGGTAATTTTTAAATGTGCTGTTCCATCATGATTAATGCAAGATAAGATAGGGTAATCATTAGTTTCATCTCCTTGCTGTTTGGCAGTTAACGTTGCATTTGTTTCAGGTGCTACATTTATACCTATTCCTTTACCATTTGTTAACCACAGTCCTGTAGCATTTCCTCCACCATCATGGACTTGTTCACCATCTGCATCTACGTTTATTGGTGTTCCTGAGCCATTATCTGTGTGTAACCAACCCGGTTGGACTTCAGATATTTTTTTTGTGGTTAAATTAGCCATTTAATCTCCTTATATTGCTTCCGTGTTTGACTTACACGTAATTTTAATTTCTGTGTCTCTATCTATATAATCTTCCCAATCGCCTGCAAGTGGCTCAGGAATTTTTATTCCTACCCATTTAGGGGTAATACATCTTGCATTTGTAGTACCAATAATTAAATCACTATCCCCAATATAACCTTCATCTACTTCAAACATCTCACTACTACTTGAAGAACTATCTAATAAGTTGTTGTGAGCATCATAAAAATATGTGTTAATTGCGTCTGTAAAAGGCATATTTGCACCTACCAATGTACCTGAACTATAATATTCTAATTTTGATGAAAAGTGATATTTATAGTTTCCATTAAAAGGCTTGAACTCAAATTTAATTTCACTCGGATACTCGTCTATTTTATTAAAATTTATATAATCTAATGGTGTATTATCATCTTTAAAACTCCAATTAGGTGACCACCGTATATCAACTTGAAATAATGGTGCTTGTTCATACTGACTGCCTGATGGTGTACTTATTTTAAGACCAACACTATAAGTTTTAAATTCATCTTCTTTGTGAGTTTTTAAAACTTTTGTCGCATCCCAAATTGTTGACATTCTATTATATGAGGTTGCGCCCTGCTCAGGCAGGAAACCTTGATAAGGTAATGTAGCAAAATCACCCATTAAAAACATAAAATACGCACCCTCTAAAATATCATCTGTTCTATAATCAAAAGATACTTCTAATAAACCTGAGTTATTTATATGTTCTACTTTAACATTTTTAACCGAAATTAACTTATTTTGAAGTTGAGATGTATGCGATTGTGTTGGTGGTTGTATTTTATAATCTGAAAGTGACATTATATTATATACCAATTTTTTATTATGCCTGCACCATCACTTTCATATATACCAAAAGCACAATCAATGTTATTTGTTTGAGCAACGGATGAGGTAACTGTACCTGTACTATTAACTGAAGTAATAAGGTTGTTTTTTGTGTGTGTACCCATTAATCCTTGAACTCTACCTCTAACAACAAAATTATCGTGATAACCTGCGCCTAAACTTGAACTTCCTGTATAAATAGCAATTCTATTTCTATCAAAAGCACGACTATATCTTGCATCAGATAATGTAGATGTCAATTTTTCAGCGTGAACTTCTTGCGTATAAGGGTCATTCTCAGTACCACTACCACCTATTTGCAGATAAAGTAAATATACAGAATTTTGAAGAGGTGATACGTCACAATGTGCTTTTACTTTAAATGTAGAATTTGGCGTATAAACTGCTTCGTCTACTGCAAACATCAGTAAATATATATTTCATCAGCATCTAATGATACTGCTATTGCTAAATCTATATTTGTAACACCCGGTGTTGCATCTGTTATAGCACCTGCATCTGATATGCCTGTAACTAAATTATTCAGAGTTCCACCTGATGCTAATTTACATTTTCCTTGAACAACCACATCTACTAAATCTCCAATTGCACCTGCGACCTCAACAACTCCCCATCTACCCGGCAAAGTATTGGCATCAATAGTAATACCATCCATTGCCATTAGTTTATGTGTATATGGGTCACTTGGTGTTATTGGGTCAACAAGTTCCAAGTAAACTCCAACAGGTGTGTTTGCTACAACAACCGATGCTAATGTACATTTTACTACCTGTCTTGCCAAATGATTTGACACAGGTAACGCTGTATTAAATAACATTTACTTCTCCTTTTTTAATATAATATAATTCTTACTAATTTCCATCCTTCATCCTCAGGAACATCATCCACTACCACTCCCCAAGAGTAGTTTTCCACATAACTTTCATCCCCTGCTCTACAATTCAACGCACCATTATGTCCTATCTTTCCAATTTTCAAATTTATACCACTAAATTGGGCTGTGTTAATCCATGCCCATGTAAGACCTTTAACTACAACATTAACTATATCACCTTCTTTTCCACCTGTCTCACATATACCATATTCCTGACCAATCTGACCTGCGCCCATCTGCGCTGTTGCTGATGCACCTGTAGGTTGACTGTCCGTAGAATACCCAACTAATTCCATTTTTGGTATTTTGTCAAGATGTGGTAAATCTGTAAACCCATCAGAATATGCAGTTATACTTGGATGTAATTTTTGTGTATGCATATCATGTACGTGTTCTAATTTAATTAAACACCCAACAAAATCTAAGCCACTCCCTGTACTATCAGTACTTGCCGGGTTTGTTTGTTCTAAATCTTCTTTTAATCGTACTTTAACTACCTGTCTTGCTGTATAATCAATACCATCATGTATCATTTTAATTCCTTATTTAATTGGGGGGAAACCCCATCGTTCCCCCCAAATATTAATGCGAGATTTCTTAAGTAGCCTCTGCCCAAGTACCTGCACCATTGGTGTCTACATACAACTTACCATTAGTTGTATCAGAGTATAGACATCCTTTGATACCTGTAGTATGGTCAGGTGCGCCTTGACCTGTATAAAAGCGAATACCACCTATAGGAGTGTAATAAAATCCACCTGCATCTACATCGCTAATTTGACCAACATTAGGTCTATCTGCGCTTGTTTGTGCTGTTGCCATTTATTTCTCCTTATACATGGTCAGGTGCGCCACCAACAAGTAAGCCTTGCATTCTTGGATTAGTACAAGTCAATTGACCCATCCAAAATATTTTTGCAACTCTACTGTCTTGGTTCACCGGTTTTTGGAAATCTTCAAAAGCAAAATTTCTCTTACTATGTACTTTAAAGTCAAGATATTTAGTATTTAAAAAATACATTTGACCGGCAGGTACGTGACTGTCAACAACGACAGTAGCGCCTTTAAATCTAAGAGTTTGGAAACCTGCATCTGCTAAATCAGACGCACCTTCAAACCTTTTATTAGACATTAAAGAACTTTCATATGCATCCATAAGAGGCTGAGTAGTCACGATTAAATCAGGACTATCATTATCTATGGTACAAGTTCCGTACATTTTAGTCATATCTTGTACTATGTTTGATACACCATTAGAGGCAGTTATGTGTTCTGACCATAAACTATCGTCAGTACCATCTGCTGTTGAAAACGATTGCACTACAGCATCCCACCAAGAGTAAGTTGCACTATCAATGCCACCTAAGGCTCTTTCTGTACCTATGATACAGTTATCAACTTCACTTGAAAAGTAATTACCTGTTCCTGCACTTGCATCATATTTCGCACCACCTAATGCAGTAATTTCGCCTGTAGCAGGTGCTGTTGCACCATCACCATTGAACATACTGTCACCAAACATATCTTTAAGAGATTTTTCTGCGTTACGCATCTTTGATTTTAGTAACGATAAAACTTGACTATCACCTGCATTTTTCAATTCATCTTCGCCTGAAATTGAAATTGTGCTATATGCTAAGCACCAATCCCACTCTGCTGAAGTAATTGGGTCACTTGGTGTTGTATCAAGTACATCGTAACCTGAATAGTAGCCTTGAGCCGTATTCTTTCCATATTCAAGTGGTGTAATAATCTTTTTACCACCATCTAATTTCTCAGCATTTTTCAATAATCTAAATGCTAATACATTAGAGTTAAAAATATTATCCACTAAAACAGGGATGAATTTGTCTCTTGTTAAACTACTTAAAGCGTTATAATTCAAAGACATTTTTTATCTCCTTAATTACGAATTAAAATAGCGTGAGATTTCAGGACTATCCATATTAATATCATTGTAGTTCTTAGGACTATCTCCGGAACGAACTTCCTTTGCGCCTATTTCAGAATTTCCAATTTTACTTTCCTGATTTCTCATTCTATTGTTTGTCAATTGCTCAGATTGAGAGTTCTTTGACATTACCTTATCATAACTCCACAGTTTAAATGATGCATCCATATCAATATCTCCATCAGTAATAACGCCTCCGTCATTACAAAACTGAAGAAAATCTAAACCATCATTGTCTGCTTGGAAAAAATCAGGATTAGTTTGTTTAATGTTATCAAATCTATCACCAATAGAATGAGTTAATTTCTCATCTTCAAGGTTTTCAATTCTATCCATTAAACCACCTATTCTTTCATCTTCTTCCCAAACATCCTCAGATACTTCAATATGGTCATTTTTAGGTTCAGGTTCAGTAAAATCTACTTTATACTCACCATTAAGTCCATATTTTTTAAGTTCACCTTCATCTTCATAAAAGTATTCCTTAACATGGTCTTTGAACTCTGCGTCATTATCAAGTAATTCAAGCAACCTACTACCTTTTGCAATTGCTTGTGCTTTCTGAGTGTTAGATTTATTCCAATCATCTTTATTTTGGCTATCTTTCTGCCACTCCAACACAGTATCTAAAGAATAACTATCATCACCAATCTGCAATTCATAATCTCCATCAAGGAAATCATCAACTGTTTCAGGTTTTTTAGTTAAATCATCCATTGAACTATCAATAGATGAATTAGATACATCCCCTTTATCTTCATTTACTTCTTGGCTTACTTTTGAACTTTCGGCACTTGAAGGTTCTGTTAAAGGTTGATTTAGACTTTGAGAAGATTTATCCTCGACCTGAGATAAACTACCTTTCTCTTCATCTGTGACTTCTATATTACTATATACGTCAGGCATTTTAGACACTCCTTTCTTGAGTTGGTCTTAAAAATTTTTTATTTACAAAAAGACTATGGTCTTCTTGGTGGTCGTGCAGGTGGACGAGGACTTGGCGCAGGGCTTGACACAGGTGCTTTCGCAGGTTTTTTCTGCGAACCAATACCTTGTACATTCCTTGAGCCTCCACTTACAATATTACTTACGCTATTAATTAAATTTTGTGTTACTTTTATTTTTTTACCATCAAAAGTTATAGTAGAGCCAATAGAAACACCTGCTATTGCATTACTTAATGCCCTTGCCTTCTCATGGGATAGATTATTCATATCCAAACCTTCATCAGGTGTTGAGTGTGGTTGATTATCTTGATTTTGTACAAACATATTGTGAGTATTTACACCTGTATCAACATCACTTCTATTTGTTTTTTTTCTTTTAACTGTATTAACAATTCCTAATACAGCATCTTTTTCTTCATTGGTATAAGTACCCATTTCTATTCTCCCTTTATCCTTTTGACAATTCCTTGTTTTAAATGTTTTTTAGCCATTTCTTTCAACTTAGGGTCTTCTTGTTGTGATGCACTTAGCACACATTCCTTAGTTACACCATCATAACCG